TACTAAACCAATAACTCCAAAAAAAAGAAAAACATCAAAAAAACAAAAGAAAACTAAAAAAACAAAAAAATCAAAGAAATCAAAAAAAACAAGAAAACACAAAAGACGATAAGGTTTTTATATTATACTCTAAATAGCATAATATAAGATAAAATATACAATTTATGTCGCATACATGAGACCACAATTGCCACCAACAAAAGTTATCATGTTTATTCTCTCTTCAAACAAAGTTAAATCAAAATTATAGTTGTAAATTCTCCAAGTTGGCTTGTTAATACCAATAATATTCTTATTTGCTAGGTCACAAATTGCCAAAGATTGTGCATACGGGTCTACCGTTGGAATAATAGTCGTAAATTCCAACTCAATAGTAGTAAACCGACTCATGTTAATTGCTCCAGAAGGTTGTGTGTCTAATGGCGAATTTGTCATACCAAAGCTATAAAAATAAACACCATCCGGCAAATAACTACCAGTCCTTAACCATTTTTCAATATAATTATAGACACCATTGGGTTGGTCATTCTCCCTATAAGAACCGTCCAATAAAATTCCCATAGCCGTTAATATACCACTCTGGTTTTCCAAGTTGAAATTTCCAGTAACATACCAACCAGTTAAATCACCATTTGCATTTACGCCTGGACCAATAGTTGTTGTTGTTGTTGTGCCATCAGGATTTATACGTGTAATTGGAAAGAAACCAGTTGTTGGCGCAGGCGTAATGTCATATGGCAAATAATTATAAGGCCAGTTAGAATAATTTGACCATTCATTGCGCAAATTTGCATCACTTCTCTGGAAATAAAACATATAATTGGAAACCATACCCAAAGAATCCAATTGCACTTTGTTTGTACCAGTAACATTATAAAACTTTTGCTGTCTTACTTGTTTAAATAAATATTTTTGTTCTTGAAGCGCAAACAATCTGGACTCTTCATTTGAAAGAAAACAATAAGTACAATTTAAATGAATGTCGGCATTCCAAAGAGTACGAGTATCCGTATAGTCATCTATTGCCAACGCTACAGATGGTGGAGTCTGCAAAAACCTATAAAATTGCATATACCATTGATTGAAGTTGGGAGCAACATACGGATAATTATTTTCGCTGTCAAATACATCGCGAATGCGGAACAATTCTTGAATGGGCCTCATTGTAACATTAATCTGCAACTCATTGTATTGAAGCGCAACAAGTGGGAATGCCATTTGAGTTTTATAACTGAACCAACTACCAATGGGTATGTATAAAATTCTACCACGAATGGACGGTTCAGCACTAGCAGTATCTCCAGCATAATATGCGTTGGGATATGAGTTAACGCGCGCACCAGAGTTTGCAGGGTCGTTCAACGCAGGAGTATTTCCAGTCATGTTATCAAACAAAAGCTTTTTAGCTCCCGGAAATTCTCTCTCTACCAATAGTCTAATGTAATCTCCCGAGTATTCTTGCAATGTTTGATTTCCACAAGTAATAGTAATGCGAGATATCATTAAAGCACCCAAATTTTCAATCCATTTGAATCCATATGGAACCCAAACACCACTGTTATTCATTTGAGACATTTCATCTGTATTAGGAGGCATAATTGGACTCCAAATATTAGGCAATTCAACACTTAAATAACAATCCATTAATAAATCGGCATACCTCGGTATTTTAAAAGTAAAATTGGATTCTTCCGCCAAACGCAATGTTTTTGCTCCTTCAAAATCAACACGAAATTTTTGCATGCCAAAATTTGTATAGCGAGCATACGTAGCTTTAAAAAAGGTTTTTGATGGGTTTCCATTTAATATAATATTTTGTTGGCCTTCACTAACTAATTGCATTAATCCTCCTGCCATGATTTAGATATATTATACAGATAAATTATATTTTTAACTATTTTGATTGTTTAATTATTATATTTTAAAATCAGTATAATATAATAGACAGACATGGATGCAACTAGTAAAACAACAAATATGACGGATATGATTAAAAATCTTAAGGAAAATTTTGTTACTTACATGTTATTTAGCATGATAATACTATTTATAATTATTGTCTTATGGTATTACTTTTATATGAGAAATCTATTAAGTCGCGAATGCTCAGCAATGGATAGTATTTTTTCTACATTAGATGGGTCTATAACGTCTTTAAATTCAAGTGACCCCAATTGCAAATACACATTTAAAGACTACTATATTAAAACAGCTTATAATTGCTGCAGCCCAGGAACATATAAAAATGATTATGTTTCAACGTGCGCCCTAAAAGATGTATTGAAACAAGGAGTTCGTGGATTAGACTTTGAAGTTTTTTCAATTGGTGACCAACCCGTAGTTGCAACCTCTACAGTTGACAGCAATTATATTAAGGAAACTTATAACTTTGTTGCATTCTCAGATGTAATGAATGTTATTACAAATTATGCATTTGCTACAAGCACTGCACCAAACCCCCAAGACCCGATTATTCTACATATACGCTTTAAAAGCTCAAATCAAAAAATGTACCAGAATTTTGCCAACTTGTTGAAGAATTACGAACAATTCTTCCTAGGTCCAGCTTATAGTTTTGAAGAGAACGGGACAAACTTTGGAAATACTCCTTTAATGGATTTAACAAAAAAGAGGACCATTGTTTTAATTGTTGACAAGTCTAACAACTCATTTATGGACTGTCGCGATTTTTATGAATATGTTAACATGACAAGCAACTCAATTTTTATGCGCGCGTTACATTATTATGATGTTAAAAATACGCCAGATTTATCAGAGTTGCAAGAATTTAACAAACAAAATATGAGTATATCTATGCCCGATGTTGGAAACGACCCACCAAATCCCAGTGCTATAGTTTGCAGAGAAACTGGTTGTCAAATGATTGCAATGATGTATCAAAAGAATGATGTAAATTTACAAGAGAATAATGCCTTTTTTGATAAATCAGCTTATGCGTTCTGTTTGAAACCTGAAAAGTTAAGATATATTCCTGTAGTTGTTAAAACCCCTCCTCCACAAAACCCGGCTCTTTCTTTCCAAACAAGAAGCGTTAAGAGCGATTATTATGCTTTTAATATTTAAGAACTTAAACATAAAAATAAAAACTCTTTAAAATTGCAATGAACTATATTTATATTCACGTATGTTGTATTAACAACTATAAAGAAGTTTTTAACAATTTGATATATTGCATTAAAAATAGCGGATTATATCAAAATATAGAAGAAATTAGATGTTGTGTTTTAGGTGATTATGATAATACTATGTTTGCTGATGAAAAAATAAAAATAGTGGCAGAAAATACCAATATTTTTTTATATGAGCAGTTTACCATTAATAAATTGCATAATGATTGTAAAACTGAAACTTTTAATGTGTTATATCTTCACACAAAAGGAATAACTAGACCCGAAAATATGGCTGTAAAGAGTTGGGTTGATTATTTATGCTATTTTAATATTTATAATTATGCAAAATGTTTAGAATTGTTAAAGGAAAATGACACAGTTGGTGTAAATTTATACGACTATCCCCAAATGCACTATTCAGGAAATTTTTGGTGGTCAAAATCATCTTATATAAATAAATTAAATCCGTGCATTTACGAATGTTATAATAGCCCTGAATTTTGGTTAACTTGCAATAAAAATGGAAAATATATTAGCCTCTGGTCATCTGGTTTAGACCATTATTATCAAATATATTCAAAAGAAGAATATGAAAATAAGTCCTTTAATATTACGGAATTCTCTCCAAAGGCATAAAAAATAAAATAATACAATAATATATTAACATGCCAAAAACGCGTAAAAATAGACAACAAGCAAAAAAACTAACAATTTGTAAAAGTAGGTATGCCTTGTGCACTTCAGCTCCTTGTAAGTCTATAAAGAACAGACCTGGAAAAACTAGCTGCAAATGCACAATAGAAAATGGTTATAATTTTGCCACAAGACCTTGCAATACCCTTAAGGCGCACAAAACTAGGTCTGGAACTCGTCGCATTTACTCAACATTCTCAATTAATGAGATGCATGATGGCAAAAGAATAACAGAATGCCCTAAGAAATACGAGTGGTCTGATTGTTTGAACCACATATGTGTTGTTGACCCGAAGAATTCCAAAAAGGCAATATGTGAGTGCACATTAAAAAAATCCAATAAGGATTGGTTTACAATGGGTGCAAACAATCACAAAAAATTTTGCGGCAAAAGCAAATGGTCTGGTGCGCACAAGAAAGATTTTTACAATACGCGAAAATTCTGGAATGGTTATTTTGCAAAGAAGACGCACAAAGACGGCAAAATTATTGGAAACCCTAAGGGCTTTATAAATAAATTAAAGTAATAAGACTATTAAATTAGACTAAAAGTTTTTAATTTTTATTACCAATAAAAATTGAAATAGAAAAATTATTTGAACAATTTTAAAAACAAACCAATAACGCAACCATGAATATCTATCAGTTGGGGCAACATTTATACCAAGGGGAAGACGAGTCAACTCTACTGGAAGATAAAATTCACAGAGAATATGAAGATTACTCAATTCAAAACTATGGGAATTTTGTATTTAAGCAAAAAACCTCCACGAATATGGATAAACTTTGGCGCATATTTCACGAAAATCAAGATTATCCAGAATTGTATATGGGAATGGTAGATAAAATGGCTCGTTGCAAATGCATGATAACGGGAAAAGACGAGTGGCACAATATAAATCTGTTTTCTGACATTTCAACAAATCCTCTGTCAAATGGCGACCGCATTACTTTAAAAAGAGTCGTAAAAAATAAAATGTACCATATTGACTGCATTTTCATTAAATGGGAAAAAGAAACTTTTTATGAATGGAAAATGACGAGTGGAAATGTTTTGCAGCTTAGACAGCAATATGTTGATGGTCTTTTGCCAAAAGATAAACGATATCTTAAAATGTCAACCTAAATAAAAAAAACAACAATGCGAGTACAAACTGACAAAAAATTATTCTT